AAATTGCGCAACTCAAGGGTAGTAGATCAGCGCAAAGGTGAGGTAAAACCGGAAACCGGAATACCAAAGCCGCCATCAATATTAAAAGGCGCAGCGCGTAAGGAATGGAAATACATTACCGCCGAACTTGATAAGCTTGGCCTGGTAACAAAAGTTGACCGCGCATTGCTTGTTTCATATTGCGAGGCTTGGGCAGAATTTTTACACGCATGGCAGGTGGTAGAAACAGAGGGCCGCACATATGAAAGCGACAAAGGTAACTTGATTCAGTCGCCGTGGGTAGGCATAAAAAACAAGGCCATTGAGCGCATACATCGTATGGCTGGCCACTTTGGTTTATCGCCATCAGCGCGCGCAGGATTGCAAGTAGATAGGAACGATAATAAACCATCAGCGCTAAAGGAATTACTAGATCGTAAGCACGGATAATAAAACAACTGTTTTATCGTACATTGACGATGTGTTAAGCGGTCGAATAGCCGTATCGAAATGGGTACGCCTAACTGTTGAGCGCCAGGTGAAGGATATCGCGACAGGACACGAGCGCGGTTTAGTGTTTCATGAGTCGCGCGCAGATTCGTCAATTGATTTTTTTGCATTGCTGAAACACTCAAAAGGCGAGAGTGCTGGGAAAACATTCCACCTTGAGCCGTGGCAGAAGTTTATATTGTGGTGCCTGTTTGGGTGGTATAACGAAAACGGTTACAGGCGCTTTAATACAAGCTATAGCGAGATCCCACGCAAGAACGGCAAGTCTACATTTGGCGCGGGCGTGGGTTTGGAGTTGTTTGTTGCTGATGGAGAGCAGGGCGCAGAGGTATATAGTGCGGCAACTAAGCGGGACCAGGCACTACTGGTGCACAGCGAAGCAACACGAATGGTTAAGGCGTCGCCTGACTTGCGTGAGATAATTAAGGTATTTAAAAATAATCTAAACATTGAAGAAACAAATAGCAAGTTTGAGCCTCTCGGCGCAGATGTTGATGGCATGGATGGTTTAAACCCATCGGGAATACTGGTCGATGAACTTCATGCGCACAAAACGCGCGGGTGCTGGGATGTCCTAGAAACAGCAACAGGTGCGCGCAAGCAACCTCTTACTTTTGTCATAACAACCGCAGGGTTTAACCAGAATGGTATCTGTTACGAGATCCGCGAATACGTTACAAAAGTCTTGGAGGGCGTGATTGAGGATGATTCGTATTTTGCCTATATCGCGTGCATCGATGACGATGATGATTGGCAAGATGAAGCGAACTGGTATAAAGCAAATCCAAATTTGGGTGTAAGCTGTAACATTGAGGATCTGCGACGCAAAGCAAAGAAGGCTGCAGAGTCACCAGCTGCCTTAAATAACTTTTTATGTAAACATTTAAATCGTTGGACGCAACAGGAAACCAGGTGGCTGAGTCTTGAGTCGTGGGATAAATGCGATAGTAGCATTGACTATGGTTATTTAAAGGGCCGTCAGTGCTGGGCAGGGCTAGATTTATCATCCACGATGGATTTATCTGCGCTTGTTTTGGCGTTCCCTGATGATAATGAAGGTTATATTATACTGCCATTTTTCTGGATACCGTCAGATGGTGCGCATGCGCGCGAGCGACGGGATAAGGTTCCATATATGGCGTGGGAGCGTCAAGATTTAGTTGAGATGACAGAAGGTAACAGTATTGATTATAGATTTATACGTGAGCAGATAAATGAACTGGCAGAGGTTTATAGCATACAGGAAATCGCATTTGACCCGTTCAATGCAACGCATATTGCCACATTACTGGGCGACGAGGATGGCCACAACATGATTCAGTTCAGGCAAGGCATGCTATCAATGAACGAGCCTTGCAAGGAGTTTGAGCGCCTGGTCATATCTCAGAACATAAACCACGGCAAAAACCCTGTAATGCGTTGGCAGGCAAGTAACATATCTGTCAAAACTGATCCGTCAGGGAATATTAGACCAGTTAAGCCGGCAAGTGATCAGTCGGCAAAGATTGACGGCATTGTTGCGGCGATCATGGCAGTTGGGCGAGCGATGTTTAATAAAAATATAAAAGCAGTAAATTACACAGAAGGAGTTTACAGTTTATGACACAGGCAGATACAACAGCAAGTCAAGTGGCAAAGGTCGTGCAAAACAAACTACGTGAGAAGCCAAATTTTTACGGATCGATCGAGTTTAATTTTAAAGGAGGGCAGACACCTACTGCAAATATAAAAGAATCCGTAAGGGTGGGGGGTGCCGATGTTGTGGCGAAAGAAACAAGATAATACGACAGAGAAGCGCGACCTATTAGCGAATTCAAGAATTGGGTCGTGGCTATATAACACATTGGCGGGCGGGAAAACGGGTAGCGGTATTGCTGTATCAGAGTCAAAAGCGATGACATACAGCGCTATTTGGGCTGCGGTCCGCATTATCAGTGAAACAATCGCTAGTTTACCGCTGCCGATATACAGCCGTAATTCAGACGGTAAGGAAATTAATACAGATCACGCGGTTTACAGGTTGCTACATGATGCGCCAAACGAAAATATGACAGCGATGGTGTTTAGAGAGACGCTAATGGCGCACGTTTTAACTTGGGGTAACGGTTATGCGCGTATTATCTTTGGCGGTAACGGTCAGCCGCAGTCATTGCAATTATTACAACCTGATTCAGTGACGGTTTGTTTAAGCGAAAAAGGATCGCTTGTATACAGAGTAAAAGACGCCGAGCGCGATTATTCAGCGGGCGAAATAATACATATACCAGGGCTTGGTTTTAATGGATTAATTGGTTACAGCCCGATTCGCATGGCGTGCCGGGAGCCAATCGGTATTGGTTTAGCTGCCGAAATGTCAGCCGGTAGTTTCTTTGCTAATGGTGCCAGGGTAGGCGGCACTTTGCAGGTTCCCGGATCATTAGACCCTACACAGAAGAAAGAGCTGAAGGAGGCATGGGACGCAGCTCACGGAGGGAGCGCAAAGACAGGCGGAACTGCTGTTTTAGAGAACGGTATGGAATATAAGCAGATTGGAATACCTCCAGAAGAAGCGCAGCTGTTAGAATCGAGACGATTTCAAGTAACAGAGATCGCGCGCATATACAGGATCCCGCCGCATATGCTGGGCGACTTAACACAAAGCAGCTTTTCAAATATCGAGCAACAATCAATCGACTTTGTTACACACAGCATAAGGCCTTGGCTGGTCCGGCTAGAACAGGAGTTTAACCGCAAATTATTTACAAAAACAGAGCGCAAGGTCACTTTTGCTGAGCACAATGTCGACGGGTTACTGCGCGGAGACATCGTGAGCCGTAATAACGCGTTCAGTATTGCAAGAAATGGTGGATGGTTGAGCGTAAATGACATAAGAGGAATCGAAAATTTAAATCCGATAGAGGGCGGCGACGTATATTTGTCGCCACTAAACATGACTAATGCAGAAAATATCGAAAGTGAGCAAGAAAATGACGACGATCAATAAAGAAATTAGAGCAATAACGCACGATGTGCGGATGAAACACGACGACGATGGTAAAATCGTTGGGTATGCTGCGGTATTTGATAAACTAAGCGACGATTTAGGTGGGTTCAGGGAGAAGATATCACCAGGAGCTTTTGCTAACACGTTGGCATCGGCAGACGTTCGCGCGCTAGTTGATCACGATGGTAGTAAGATATTGGGCCGAAATAAGGCAGGTACGTTGACAATGCAAGAAGATGATCATGGTTTACGCATTGCGATTACGCCACCAGACACACAGGCAGGGCGAGATATCGTTGAATCATTAAAGCGTGGCGACATCGATGGGATGTCGTTCGCATTTAGGGCAATTTCTGACGATTGGCAGATGATCGATGGCGAACAAATTAGAACATTGATCGAGGTTGACATTTCAGAAGTCAGCGTTGTTACGTTCCCGGCATATCCAGACACCACAGTTGCTATGCGATCACTAGATGCATCAAGCGAAAACAACGAAAATGATGCGGAATCAGATGATGATAATTCAAATGCGGAACAAGGTGAAATTATTCACTTAGAAAATATGAAGCGCCGTTGTATAATGGCAGACGCGGAAGTATAAAGCAACGCCAATAGTTAGGCGTTAAAATCTAATAGGACAATCGTAATAAACGAACTCCAATCAAACGCGCAAATGCGCAAGGAGTTTGTTTGTTATGAAATCAAACGAATTAAAACAAAAAAGAGCTGGTCTGGTTACAGAAGCTCGAAAGATTTTAGACGTTGCGGAATCTGAAAAACGCGACGTAAATGCAGAAGAACGCCAAAAGTTCGATGCGATGATGGCGGATGTTGATGTTATGAAGGGCGATATCGATCGCGCTGAGGCACTCGAAACCGCAGAAAGATCAACAGCAACACAGATTGAGTCTACGGGGACCACCCAAGAGGAAACAACTACCAATCCCCTTGCAACTGAGTCATATCGAAGTGGCTACCGACGATACTTAACTGTTGGTAAAAACGGGTTAAACTCAGACGAAGTACGTGCGCTTCAGGTCGGCACGGATTCTGAAGGTGGTTATATTGTGCCAGAAGAGTTTGAGACACAAATCGTCAAATCTTTGCAGGAAAACAATATTATTCGGCAAATCGCTACCGTCATCAGCACGAACAGCGACCGTAATATCCCAATTGAATCAAGTATTTCAACTGCAGCATGGGTCTCTGAAGAAGGTGCGATTAGCACATCAAGCGATCCGGCGTTTGGTAGGGCGACACTGGGTGCGCATAAAGCCGCATTGATCGTGAAAGTGTCGCGCGAACTTATTGATGACGGGTCCTTTGATGTCGAAAGTTACACAGCAGGCCAGATCGGCGAAGCAATTGGCATCCTAGAAGAAGCAGCGATGGCTGCAGGTGATGGTTCAGGTAAGCCAACCGGTGTCTCTGTCACCGGCACAACTGGCGTTACAGCAGCGAGCACATCGGCAATTACTCCAGACGAGTTAATTGACCTTTACTATTCTGTGATTCAGTCATGTCGCAATAAGGGTACTTTTATCGCAAAAGATGCGACCATTAAAGCTATCCGTAAACTGAAAGACAGTGACAATCAGTATTTATGGCAACCAGGCTTGCAAGCTGGCGCACCAGACATGTTACTAGGTCGCCCGATCTACGCATGCGACGGTTTACCGGCAATGGGTGCGGCTGCAAAAGTTATGGCCTTTGGCGATTTTAGTAAATACTTAATCGCTGACCGTGGTGGCCGATCAACTCAGATTTTGGGCGAACTATATGCCGCCAATGATCAGGTCGGTGTCAAGGTTACACAACGCGTTGACGGTAAGCTGTTGCAAGCTGCCGCAATCAAGACGCTGTTAATGGCCGCTTCGTAAGTTTTTATTTTACAGCGTCGCTTGGTTGATCTAAGCGACGCTGTAATTATTTATTCACTTTAAATTTAGGTAGAAAAATGAAAATAAAAATATTAGTCAGCAGTAGTGGGCTTTATGGGTCATTTGTTGAAGGTGAAACGGCAGATGTTTGCGATGAATGCGCTAAAGAATTTATAAGGTGCAAATACGCAGAGCCCGTTGTTGAAACCAAAGCTGACAAAAAGGCGAAAGCAGATGCTGACAAAAAAGCAAAGGCTGACAAAAAGAA